TGCCAGAACGGGTTTTCTTTCAAATCAGCAGGTTGGAAGAGGAATGTTGTCTGACACGGGTATCCGGAATTCTAGGAATATCTGGGAAGTCGCCGGAATATCTGAGAAAGCGCGGGAAGTTCAACGTGTTAGGCGGTCGGTGGCGAGAGACCGGGCGCCGCGCGTTTTGACAGCGGAACGGGGCGCGGTGGCTGTCGACGAGGCCTCAGCGAGCGAAATCGCGGCGGGCGGTAAAGCGTCTTTTAGAAATCCCCAGGACGGCTTTAAAGCGGCTTCAAACCATTGAAATTTAACGATGGGGTATTCTTTAAGACCTCGCGCCCGAAGGCGCCTTTTCGGCGGAGTTCAGGCTTCAAATCCAAATGTAAGAATCCCCTTCCGGTATTGTTAGCTCGGAAGCCCGGAAATCCCGGGCTTTGGCTGCAAAATTGTGGGGCGGAAAGAATCCCGGCTCATCTCGATTTGTAGCGCGCGGTGGGAGAAAAAAGCGGTCACACATTCGCCCTGCAGGTCACTCGACTAGGGCGCGCTCGCCAGTGCCCGAAAACCGGCGGGAAGGCAATAATCCGTTTGCTCGCACGCGGGGCTGGCACCTATAACGGTAGCGGGCTTGAACACCCTGACTTCACATAGGCGCGCCGCCGTAGCGGTCGCCGAACACATGCGCAGCCTGGCGGCTGGCGCATTCGCCGTGGCCTTTTCGGCCGGGGGCGATGTGCCATGTCCAAGCTCCGGCTAAAAGCGCATCGGCGTGTCTGTGAAGCGCGTGTTCAACCCCCGGCTCCGGCGCCGACCGCCGGGATCGCGGCGACCGGAATTTACCATCATTGCACTTGCAGCAGGGATTGTTTGTACCATTGCCGCTCAACCAGTAGCTTTGTGGCTGTATTGGTTTGTGCTTTTTGGGATGGTGTTTTGATTTAAGGCATTTGGGGCGGCTATCCCGGGGCCGAGGGCTTGAGAAATTCTCTACCGGGCTCGAACAACATCTTCGACAGTAGCACCTGGTGCGCGTTTCCAGGCGCCGTCGATCCTGCATCCTTTTTTCGCTGTTCGTCGTTTATCTCGACGATCATGAGCCCACGACTTTGCTCGATCCCGGCTCCACTTTGGAAATCCGCTCCTTGAATCGGTCGCGCAGAACGGGAAGCAGCGCCGAGACAATCGCCTTGTCCCGGATATCGGGCACCAGTCCCAGCAGCTCGTTATAGAGTTCGGCCGCATCTGCGGTCACCGCGCGCGGCGGTGGCGTCCGTTTACACTCGATGTAGACGGACGCCACCGTGTCGTGCAGCTGCTGCAGGAGGACTATGTCGAAATTGGCGGCCGGCGCCGGCGCCTTCGACGGGTCGTCAAACATGCTGCCCTGCTCGAGCGTGATCCAGAGCAGGCTGATCCCAAACTCCTCGCGATAAGCGGCCAGGACCGATGCAGTCGGTTCCGTCTCTCCACGTTCATATGACGCAAGCGTGTTTTTGCTGACACCGAGGCGTTTGGCGAACTCTCCGCGATCTGGGTCGCCGAGTTCTCTCCGAATTGCGCGCAAGCGCGTTCCCAGCGGCGTCTTTGCCTCAATTTCAGGTCTCGCCAATGTTTCTTTTAAACCAATATCTCAGTTTACAAAACCAAATATCTGGTTTAATCCTTTCTGTGTTCGCAGATTTCAACACCCCAAAAAAGGAGGCCGGCCAGGGCCTCCCTTCTGGATCGAGGATTTTATGCACAGTGACACCGTCACCGGCAAGCGGGACCGCGCCAAGGACCGCCGACTGAAAGAGGTAGGCCGCATCCGCGACCTGCTGGCACGCAAAGAGCTGACGCTCGCGCAAATCGACGAGGACTACCATCTGCCTCGCGGAACCGCAGGAAATGCGGTTCACGAACCACACCTTGCCGGGGAGCGGGCGATTGCCGCCGCGCTCGGGCGGCGTCCCGAACATCTCTGGTTCTCCCGCTACCGCACCGACGGGACGCGGAAGAGCCCGCAACCTGCCGAGAACTATCGCTATGCCCGCCGTCAGACGGCAGTCGATGGCACATCTTGCGGAGCAGCGGCATGACCGGCAACGTCGGTTTCACTGACATTGATGCGGCCCGCCAACACGCACGGAATCGCCGTGCGTACCTTAAGGCTGCGCGGACGGCTCAACGTCGTCTGGCGACGATGACACCACAACAGATAGCCGACGAGTTCGGCGTTGATCTCCACTCTCGCGATCATACCGCGACGTCGGAAGGAGATCCGCAATGATCCGCCGCGATCTCTCGTGCATCTCGCGTGCTTCGGCCAACGGCATATCCAAAGTGGCCGCCATTGTCTCGAATCGCACGTCCTCCACCTGGAGGATCCTCTCTCTCATGTCGGCGATCGAGAAGCCGGGAGAAGCCGTCTCCAAGTGCCTTAGCAGTCCGGTGATGATGGCATCCTGCGCAAGCAGTTGCTCAGCCACTGAGGTTTCGTCTCCGGTCCAGTTCCCGTTTTCGTCGGCCCCGGTCCAGCTTTCCAGCTGCTCGATACGCCGTTCCATCGCGTTGAGACGCGCCATCAGCGCTCCATTTGCTGTCATCCGGTCGGTCATTGGCAGTCTCCAGTTCGACTCGTTAACCCCACCCTCCCGCATTTCTGGAGCTTCGCCAATGTCGAAACGACAGCGCGAAATCGACATGCCCAACCCGCTTTTCATCCCCGCCCGCTCGCCGTTCTGCGGGGCGGCGCAGTCCGTGTTGATTTTCAGTACCGCGTTCCTCGGCCTCGCCGCCTCGCTGATCTGCCTGCTCAACCAGGTCTCAGGAGGCCTTCAATGACTGCCATAGCCAATTTCGTTCGGCCGTCGTTCTTCGACGACATTCCCTTGAAGGCCATTCCCGCCGCCTGCGCCGCCTGGGACGGCATCAGCGAGAGCCGCGCTCTCTCAATCGACGGGTTTTACATCTCGTTTTGCCAGAGGCTGCATGTACGCGATGTCACTCCGCCGCCGCGTCACGAGTTCGTCGAGTGGTTCCGCAAGATCCGCGCAGGCAGCGCGCCCCGTCCGCTCGACGGCCCCGACCTGCCGGCCTCGACGGCGCTTTTCCAGAAGGCCGGCGATCCCATCGACCGCGCGCTGAAAGCCTACGCCATCGTCACCAAGGCCGTGCAGCTGCAGCAGGCCATGATCGACGGCGGATACAGTCCGGACAGCGTCGAGATGGAAGACCAGATCGTTGCCGAGGCGATCAAGGATTGGCTCGCCTACGAGGCGAGCGCCGAGGCCGAAGAGTTGGGCTGCGACACGCAGGCGGTGGAACTGGCATTCGGGATGTTGCGCCCATCGGAGCCGGGCTCCGGTGGAAAGCTCCTCGACATCCTTGCCACCCACATGCAGCGCGAGCTTGCGCTCGCGATTGTCAACGTCAAGGCCAAGGCGGTGTAGCATGACCGACGTCATTCCCTTCTTCTCGGATCTTCATTTCAAGGCCATTCCAGCGGTGCAGCGCCTCTACGACGAGGCACAGGACCCGGGCTACAGCCTTCCGAAGTCCTATTCCAATCTCGTTTCCGCGCTCAACAAGGCTGGCGTCGCCCCCCCAGCCCGCAAGTATGTGGTCCAGTGGCTGGCCGCCGTGAAAATCGGCATGGCCGGGCGCCCAGAACTTCCGGCCGCTATGGAAACGCCGGTTTCGGCGCTTGCTCCGACGCCGGGGTATTTCGACAACCTGCCCGGCGCGGCACAGCCGGCATTGATGGCGGCATGGGATGCCATCCAGGCGGCGGGTGACGACACCGACGACGCGGATGAAAAGGCCTTCGAGGTCTTTTTCGACGCCATTCTTGCCCTTGGCCACATGGAGCCCTCGTGGCGCGGTTTCGTCGCCTATGCCAAGGGCGTTCGCCGCGGCGAGATTGAGCGCCCGGCACGGCAGGTCGCCGAGGCGGCAGTTGCCGATACTGCCCCCGAACAGAAACCGGCGGAGGAAAAGCCCGAGCCGCGCCGTCGCCGGGTGAAAGCCGACGTCCTCGTCGCTGATCCGGACAGTGGGACCGTCCTCCGCCCGGAGATCGTCGCGGACCAGGACGCGGCGAGCGGCAAGATCGTCGCCGTCACGGTCGAACCACCCCTCGATGATCTCAAGGTCGAGGACGGCCACGGCTTCGTTCACCTGACACCGCAGAACTTTCCAACGGCGATCTCGTCCGAGGATGGGGCGCCCACCGATGCAGTGGTCTCGCAGCTCCACGCGATCCGCGATCGCATGGTCTCCGAAACGATGGTCCGCCTGCAGGCAGAAATGCGCCGGAAGGCGGAGGCGATCGTTGCCGGCCAGTTGCGCGCCCTTGCCGACGAGATGGAAAGCAAGGTCGCATGCTGAACCAATACGACCAGAAGCAGGTCTATGACGCCACGGTGCATGCCTGCCTTTGCGCGGTGCGGGAGGGTTTCCCGCACCTTGCAATCCGCGACATCGTCGACCCGCCGCATGAGTGGTTCGATGCCGCCCTGGCGAGGCAGATCGCCATGCACCTCGTCATCCGCGAGTTCGGCTGGCCGAAGCGGCGGGTGGTCGAGATGGAGGACCGCTCCCGCGAGGCGATCAACCGGGCGCTTCGCACCGTGGACGCCCGTGTCGCGCATGACCGCTTTGCCCTGCACTACCAGACGATGGCCGAACGCGCGCGGGTGCTTCTGTTCCTGCGCATGACCGACGACGAGCAGCCCTATGACGAGGTCGCCTGATGGCATCCTTCAAGACCATACCCGTTTCCTCCATCTTCGTCGGCGAGCGCGCCCGCCCCGTCGATGAAGAGGTCGCAGCCGCGATTGCCGCTTCCATGGCCGATCGCGGGCTCATCAACCCGCTCACCGTGCGCTCGACGCCGGCCGCCAATGGCGGCGCAACGCCGTGGACGTTGATCGCCGGCGGGCACCGCCTCTTCGGCGCCAAGCTGAACAAGTGGGAGGAGATCGACGTCATCGTCGTGTCGGCCGACGCCGAAGAGGCGCAGCTGATCGAGATCTCGGAGAACCTTTACCGCAACGATTTGACCGCGCTCGATCGCGGAATATTCGTCGCGAAGTTCCGCGAGCTTTACGAGGAGAAGTTCGGGAAGATTGACCCCAAGGGAGGGCGCCCCAAGAAACAGTGCAACGATTGCACTGTTATTTTCACCCCAGGCCGCGAACTCTCGGAGCGTGTCCAGGACCGCTTCGGATTCGGCCGCCGCACATATTTTAATGTGACCAAGATCGGGCTGAAGCTCCATCCCGCCCTACGCAACGCGTTGCGCGGGACCGAGGCCGAGGATGACCAGAAGCTCCTCCTGAAGCTCGCCAGCCTCCCCGAGGCCAAGCAGGCGGGCATCGCCGCCGGCCTGAAGATCGAGCCCGACGTGCGGAAGGTCATGGAGATCGACAAGCCGGCTGCGCCGCCGGTCGACGTCCAGGCCGCCTTGCTGAAGAAGCTCACCGCCGCCTGGGACGAGGCCGACGAGCAGACCCGATATGAGTTCCTCGTCCATGCCGGCATCGATCCGCTCGACATTTCGGGCACGGCGCTCGGCGACATGATGGATGAAGCCAGGCGGGAGGCCGTCGCGGCATGACCAAGCGCGATCCGTCCCAGCTCGATTTCTTCAAGGAGCAGCTCTTTCCGGTTCGCGCAGCTGCCGATCGGATCGATATCGACCGCTTCCGCGCCCGCCTGAAGCGCGACATGGCCCGCGCCATTCGTGAGTGCCCCTTCGACCGGCCGACCATTGCCGCTCGCATGGCCGACTATCTCGCCGTCGCCGGTGTCTCCAAGGCCACGCTCGATGCCTATACGGCCGAGAGCGCAGCCAGCCACGACATCAGTCTTGTTCGCTTCAAGGCGTTCGTGCGCGCCACCGGCGCGGTCTGGCTCTGGGACAGCATCGTTTCCGACGACGGGCTTCTGCTGCTCGAAGGAGACGAGGCCCGGCTGGCGGAGATTGCCCGCATCCAGCAGGAGCGCCGCGCGCTTACGGCCGAGTTAAAGGTGCTTCAAGCCACCCCCGTAACCATCCGGCGGGGGCGCAAATGAGCGGCGAGTGGTTCACAATCCCGATGCTCGCCGAGCTGAAGCTGCCCGGATTGCCTGCCTCGCTCAGCAAGGTCCACGATTTTGCCGCCCGCAATGGCTGGAAAAACGACGGCGAACGCGTGCGCAAGCTCGACCGGCGCGGTGGCGGCTTCGAATATCATGTCTCGCTCCTGCCGCGCGCCGCGCAATTGAAGCTGGCCGTCATCGCCGGTGAGGAGGCTGCGCGCGTGGAGACCCGTGAGAAACGCAAGCGCCTGCATTGGGTTGCGTTCGACGCCATGACCGACGAGCACCGTGCGATTTGCTACGCCCGCCTGAACGTCATCATGGATGTGGAAAAGGCGCTCGCAGCCCGCATCGTGGCGTGCGACCGGGAACCGGTCGAAGCGGCCCTCGCCCGCATCCTCGATCGCCACGGCGTGTCCGCATCGACCTACTACGAATGGCGCGCGAAGCTGAAGGGTGTCGATCAAGAGGATTGGCTCCCCGCCCTCGCCCCGAAGTATACGGAAGACGGTGTCATCCATGAATACCGTGCCGAATGCCACCCCGACGCCTGGGCGGCGCTCAAGTCGGACTATCTGCGCCCGGAAGGCTCCGGCTTCTCTTCGTGCTACCGCCGCATGGAAGCGGCCGCCAAGCTGCACAAATGGTCGCCGATCCCCTCAGAGCGCGCGCTACGCCGCCGCCTTGACGCCGAGGTAGAAAAGGCCGTCCAGGTCTATGCCCGGCTTGGCAAGAAGAAGGCTGAGCAGCTCTACCCGCCGCAGGTCCGCACCAAGGATCATCTGCACGCGCTGGAGATCGTCAACACGGACGGCCACCAGCTCGACCTTTTCGTTTGGGCGCCCTGGAACGCCAAGTCGCCGGTGCGCGTGATCCTGCTCGGCATCCAGGATATTTTCTCCGGCAAGATCCTGTCATGGCGCCTTGCCTCTGCCGAGACCTGGGACGTGGTGCGGGCCTGCATCGGCGACATGATCGAGGATTTCGGGATCCCCGAACACTTCTACATGGACAACGGTCGCGCCTTTGCCAGCAACGCGATCTCCGGCGGCGCCACGCATCGCAATCGCTTCAAGAAGAAAGCGAAGTCGGTGAATCGGTTTGGCATCGACGAAGACGAGGTGTCCGGCATCCTTATAAATTTCGGTGTCGAGCCGCATTTCACGCGGCCCTATGCCGGCCAATCAAAGCCGATCGAGCGCGCCTGGAAGGACCTGGCCGAGGAGATCTCGAAGCACCCATCCATGTCCGGTTGCTATACCGGCCGCAACACCAACGAGAAGCCGGAAAACTATCGCAAGCGCGCGGTTCAGCTCGACGTTCTGCAGCAGCACGTTGCCGAGCGCATCGCCGAGCACAATGCCCGCACGGGCCGAAAATCGGAGACCGCAAAGGGTCGGAGCTTCGACGAGACCTTCGAGGCGAGCTTCCGCCATCCTGCTACCATCATCCGCCAGGCCACTCAGGCGCAGCGCGATTTCTGGCTGCTGGCCGAGAAGGTGCTGCATGCCCGCAAGGATCGCGGCGCAATCCACTACGAAAAGAACATCTATTGGTCGGACGCGCTCATCGAGTGGGCCGGACGGAAGGTCAAGATCCGCTTCGATCCCGACGCCTTGCACGATCCCATCAAGGTCTACGCACCCGATGGCCATCTTATTTGCTCGGCGCCCTGCACCGAGAAGGGCAAGTTCCGCGACGTCGAAGCCGCCAACATCCACAACCGCAACCGCAAGGCCTGGCTGAAGAGCAAGAAGACCCTGCTGGACATGGAGCGGAAGTTCTCGGCCGACGAACTGGCGGACCTGTACAGCGTCGAGGATACGCCGGCACCGAAGCCGAAAATCCGTCCGGCCGTTACGCGCCTCGTCACCGGCAATCTGGCCGTGGAGACCGACGACGACGTCATGTCGGACGAGGAGTTCGAGGCCGGCATCACCGCCACCCTTTCCAAGATTTCGGGCGACAGCTCGATCATCCCATTCCGTCCGGCATCGGTCGCCGGGCGGAAGCATAGAGCCGAAAAGTAGTGAGTACGGTTCCTGACAAAAAAAGCGGCCGGGGACAACCCGGCCGCGCAACAGCCCCTAAGGGCACTCCACAAGGAACCATTGTAATGAACATGAATGTGAGCACAAGCGCGAATGCGCGTTGGCCCGAGCTGGAGCCTTCATCGAAGTTTCTGGCAAAGCACCCCGCCGACGAGGTGGGCGCCTGGCGGGATCTGCGCAGCCGCGTCGTCGATATCGCCGCGAAAAACGGCTGGACAAAGTCCGAGACCAGCAAGCGCATCGGCATGGCCGACAGTTCGTTCTCGCTCTGGATGTCCGGCACCCTCGACGGCATCCTTGAAAACGCGAATGCGACCGTAGCGCGCTGGCTGGATGCGGTCGAAGATGCCGCCGACGTGGCATCGTCCCTTCCCCGCTCGCCCGACTTCTTCGCAACGCATGCCTCCGCCGAGATCCACAAGACGCTCCTCCTAGCGCAGACGATCTCGGGTTTCGTAACGATCACCCTCGATGCCGGCCGGGGCAAAACGATCTCCTGCGAAGCGTATCGCCGCGTAAAGCCGCACGTCCACATGGTGACGTTGCACGAAAAGGCGACCACAGTGACTGGCGCCATGAACATGCTCGCCCGTCAGTTCGGCGTGCGGGTGTTTAACCAGGGCGAGATTGTCGAAACCATCGGTGAGCGACTGAAGCGCAGCGGCAATTCGCTTCTCATCATCGATGAGGCGCAGCACGCCGACGGCCGCGCGGTCAACCAGTTCCGGCACTTCTCGGACAAATACGATTGCGGCGTGGCCCTAGTCGGCAATGCCGGCATCCGCCGCCGCATCAGCCAGGACGGGCCGAACGCGGCCAGCCGCGACCAGATCGTCAGCCGTATCGACAAGAACCTGAAGCGCGACCACGGCCGGGAGGGCGATGTGCGCGCCTTCATCGAGCAGTGGGGCATCGCCGATCCGGCCTGCAACCGCTTCCTGTTCGGTATCGGCATGAAGGGCGGCGCCCTTCGGCAGATCGACCGCACGATCAAGATCGCGTGCTTTGCTGCGGGTCGGCCGGCATCTGAGCTGGAGAAAAAGCACCTGGAAGCCGCGTGGCGCAACCGCGACGTCGAGGATTTCTAATGCGGGCGGCTCAATCGTTCACCTTGAGCGGCGGCCTGCAGATGCTTTCTGACACCTTCGCTCCACATCGCGATATCACCGACGATGAAACCGTCGTCATCGGTGGTGCAGACGTGCGCTCGCTGCTGAAGATCATTCGCACCCTTCGGCACATGGCCATTCTTCAGGAACGCGAAATCGGCGCACTGCGCCGTTTGGATGACGCCCGCGAACTGCGCAAGGTCGTGGCGAGCGAGCTGAAGGCGGCGGTCGAAAGCAGGCCGGGCGACAATGTCATCCGGCCGGACTTCGGAGGCAAGCCATGATCACTTGCCGCCTCATCACAGAAGCCGTGTCGTCGGCCTATTCCGTCCCGGTGCTGCAGCTCTATTCCCGGCGCCGCGATGCGGCGACGGTACTGCCTCGCCACATGGCCTGGACGCTGGCCAGCCGCCTGACCTCGCACTCCTATTCCACAATCGGGCGACACATGGGCGGGCGCGATCATGCCACCGTCATGCACGGGGTCGCCAAGATCACGGCGGCGCTGGAGACGGACGCGCAGATTGCGACCAATTACCAGGCACTCGTCGATGCGGTCACGCTCCTGGCCGATGCCGGGCAGAGCGCCGAGCGCCTTCGCCAGTGCTTCAACGATATCGATCCGCTCGATGTGGCGGAGCGCATCCTCTCCTCCGCATTCCGTGACGTGTTGCCCTCGATGGAGGAAATCCGCGCGCTTTGCTTCGGGGTCACCCACTACGCCGCCGAGTGCCAGCGACTTTCAGGCGAGCCAGACCAGACCGCGCCCAGTCCCTCCCTAAACGAACTTTGAAAGGACCTTAAACCATGAAGGCCGCTACCAAGAAAAAAGCCAAGGCTCTCCCCCGTGTTCCGCAGACCCGCGAGGACGCCGTCTTCGCCGTCGGTCGCATCGGCACCCTGCGTCGTAAAATCCAGCGTCTTCGCGCCGAAGCCGACGAAACCATCCGTCTTGCCGGAGAGAAATTCGAACAGGCATCCACCGATCTTGCCGCCGAACTCGCCGAACATGAGCAGGGCGTGCACGCCTATTGCGAAGCGCGGCGCCTGGAACTCACCCAGGACGGCAAGGTCAAGTATCACGACTTTGGAACCGGCCGGATCAACTGGAAGCTCCGCCCGCCACGGGTGACCATCCGCGCAGTCGAGATGGTGATCGAAGCCTGCAAGAAGGTGGGCTTCCCGCAGTTCGTCCGCGTGAAGGAGGAGGTCAACAAGGATGCGATGCTGGCGGACCCGGACAAGGCCCGGCTCATCGCCGGTGTGACGATCTCGTCGGCGGGTGAGGAGTTCGTTATCGAGCCGGCCGAGCTGGAAAGCTCGCTTGGGAAGGCGTGAGGATATTCTCCATGCTCGGGCAATACGATTACATCTTCAGGCATTACGGCGTCCGCCCGGTTGTCGGCGGCCGCGTGGAGCACACCGTCACCGGTGAGTTCGGCACGATCCTAAAAGAGGCGGACACGCACAAGCACTATGTGCATGTGCGCTTCGACGGATGCGACCAGCCCGGTCTTTGCCATCCGTTGGAGCTCGATTTCCTCGCGCCCGACGAGATCGAGGACGCCTCCGCCCCATCATCATCTGGAAACAAAGGAAGCGTCGAATGAAGATCGACAGCAGCGTGCAGATCCTTCGCGAAGCGATCGACACCTTCAACCCGACGCATATCGTTTCCATGGTCTCGGGCGGCAAGGACAGC